CTTCGTAAATCTTGCGGAGGTACGACCAAAGGTTGATATGAGGGAACATCTGCTGTAGGGAGAGGTAAAGAAGGGGTTTTTATTTGTACTGTATTAGGCAGTACTATGGTGGGTAGCTCCACTAACTAGGTTTAGTAGGCCATGTAGGCTTTGCTGGGTCAGATGTGTTAGCTGGTAAATCCCTTAAAGTCTGTCTATATGTAGCCCACTCTGTTTTTTTAGTGCTACTTAATTGTGAGTCTGATAACTGTGTCCAATCAGATTCACTAAGTAAAGACGTTCTGATAATTCTTAAGTTAGCCCACTCTTCATCAGTTGTTAGAGTTGGCGGTGTTTCGAGCTCTGTTTTTTTAGTATCAAACTCATCCACACAGGATTGATAGATACCTAAAGAAGTAATAGTTTCTACAGACAAATCGTTTTTCTCAACTGTACCAGTAGATGTAGTGCTATCCCATTGTACTGCCCAAACGTCAGACGGAACTGAAGATAAAGTTAAACCAGCTATCCCTACACCGTCTTTAACAACAGTTTTATCTTCACGTATTATCGTAATTTTCATTTATTTTAATTGGTAATTTCTGTATTGGTATGGAAGGTGTTAATCTGTCTACTGTTTCATTTCGTAATGATTCTATAGCTGCTCCAGTTTGACTAATTGCTTTAGCATTATCAACTTGTAAAAAAGGTATCCAAGCTACAGCACAACCCCACTCTTCAACTTGTTCTCCAGTTTGAGGGTGGGCTCCAGCAATTTTAGTGTACCACGCACATTCTAATTGTCTACAATCTTCACCTATTAGCGGGCAAAGATTGCCTTGTTTAATTTTTGCCATTTTGTTCTGGTGCTTTTACTTTTGTGTGCATCCAGCCAGTCATAATATATTTAGTTTGTTTTGGTGGGTAGCCTTGATGAACATATGTCCATGTGGCTGGAAAGAAAACTAACCTACCAGATTTTGGTGATACCTGATTTCCGTTGTAAAATTGTGTCCAACCTTCTTCTACAGTATTTAAGTACAAAATAAAAGTTAAATATCTAATTTCAGGACTATCAGTTGTTCCATACTGGCTAAAATCATCATGCCAAACATAGCCTTTACCCGGTTCTGTTTTTTGAATTTGATAGCCAGTATCCATAAGTTCTAAAGTTTTTTGATCTGCATAAAAAGGAGAAAAAATATGACGCTTCATATTGTTAGTAAAATGGACAAAGTTATTAACCATTGGATCATTTAAATGGTCATAGTAACGTCTGTGCCCTTCTGCAATAATATCGTGAAATAATTTATCTTCTCTTTTCCAGCCCTTACTATGAGTTATCTGTATATCTCTACTATTTTTAACATTTGTGTTAAGACCCCCTCCGGTTCTACCTTGTATTTGTTGGGCTTTTTTACGATTAAATTTTTCAATTATCTTATTACATTTATCTTCAGACAATATATCATTAATCACATAAATATAGGGGTCTGTAAGTATGGTGGAATCATTCATTAATCTTTTGCAGCGATAATTACGTCTAAATATTGAACAGCTAAATCTAAGTTACTTACACTAATGCTGTGGTTGTGTGCAGTTCCAGTGAAACTTGCGTTGTGGTTGTGTGCAGAACCTGAAAAACTAGCGTTGTGATTATGTGACCCGCCAGTAAATCCGTGTGAGTGACTACCACTTCCACCAGTATTACCAACGTTAACACCTAAGTTATTACTTGATCCAGCGGATGATCTTGCAATACCTCCAATGTTTGTGTCAACTGCATACGCACCTTGAGATGGGTTTAGGTTGTGGTTGTGTGATGGCATTTGAGCAACAGTTAGTGTATGACTGTTTACGTTACCACCAGTGCTTGCGTTAGCGACTGAGACATTACCTCCAGCAGTTGTATTAGCGACTGAAATGTTACCAGTAGCAGTTGTATTGCCTGAGTTAGCTGTAAGTGATCTACTAGCCAAAGTATTACTAAACGCATTACTACCACCAGAACCAGCAGTTCCAGATACAACTCTAAGAGCTTTGTTATCTACACCACTTGTTACCTTAGTCCAACCAGTAGGAGCTGATGTCTGTTGAAATAACATCTTTGTACCAGAAGGAAATGAAGCAATACCTGATAGGTTTGATCCGTCACCACTAAATGATGTAGCTGTTACAGTACCTGTTACTGTCGCACCAGAACTTGTAGTCTCAAACTTTTTACTGCCATTATGATATAACTTTACTGCTCCGTCTTCTATAGCTTCAATAATATGTTCGCTATCAGCAGCGTTTGAAACATTAAAATAACTGGTTAAAACTTTTAATCTTCCTGTACCAGCATCTTTAATATAACTATGGCTTCCATCGTGATAAATTTGTAGGTCATCACCATTTCCGCATACAACTTTATCGTCATCAGCTAAAGCTAATCCTCCTCCACTAAGAGTTACAGTTCCACATACAAGATTTCCAGAAACTTGAGTTCCAGCACTTGTAGTCTCAAACTTTTTACTGCCGTCGTAATATAGCTCTACGGTTCCGTCACCTCTAGCAACAATACAATTTTCAGAGCCACTTCCATCAGTATTTGCGTGTGTAACAAAGAAATCAGCAGCTGTTTTTATATCAATATTGGTAGCAGTAGCACCTCTAATTTCACTTTTAGTGCCATTATGCTTTATCTGTAAATCATTGCCTGTACCCACTACAAGTATGTCATTATCAGCAAACTTAATATTGTTACCATTAGTATCTAAGTCTCCACCTAGCTGTGGGGATGTGTCATTAACTAAGTCAGTATTAACTGCTGCAAAACTTAAGTTACCACTAGAGTCTGTTTTTAAGAAACCGTTATTTACAATACTGCTAGGAAAAGTTAGTGTATAACTCTGTGCAGCACTGTGAGGTGGTGACTTTAGTTTGATACCATGACTCTGTGCAGAACAGTTTAGCTGTAATGTACCATCGTTACCACCAGCTCCACGTACTTCTACTACACCTGTACCGTTAGGTTCTATTTTTACGTTACCGTTAGTGGTTGCTGTAGTAATCTTATTGGACTGTACATCCAAGTCACCACCAAGTTGAGGTGTAGTATCTTCTACTACGTTTGCAAACGCAGTTGCACCGGTTGCAATACCATCTAACTTAGTACCATCAGCAGCTACGTCACGACCATCTACGTTACCAGATACAGTTATGTTGCCTGTTACACCTATACCAGTACCACTTACAATTAGTTTGTTTGCACCACTATTTCTTATTTTTAAATCACCTGTGCCAACTTCATCAATAACAGAGTCACTTCCATTATGGTAAATCTCTAAATCATTACCAGTACCAAATATATTTTTTACATTATCACCATGAGACTGGTTTCCAGTAAACGTGTTAGCACCTGTACCAGCTAAGTTACCAGTAGCTGTAACACCACCTTGGAACGTAGATCCGTTGTGTACCCTTAGCTCGTTAGCAGTTGTGTCAAAGTATAAATCACCAGCAGCTAGTGCATTACCAGCACCGTCTGTTGAAGGAGCTGAAGATGCTATCTGATATGTAGCAGCAAAACTACTGACATTAGATATATTGCTTGCAACTGTGTTTACATTAGATATAGAGCCAGCAGTAGTGTTTACATTAGATATAGAACCTGCAACAGTATTTATATTGGAAGCATTGCTGACCGCACTGTTAATGTTACTAGCATTGCTAACTGCACTGTTAATGTTTGATTCATTACTGTTAACTGCGTTTACGTTAGATATGTTGCTACCTACTGAGTTAACATTAGATATGCTACTAGCTACAGTATTTACATTTGATATACTGCCAGCTGTTGTATTGACATTACTAATAGACCCAGCTACTAATCCTATATCTGTACCATCTGCTGCTACTATACCAATATCAGAAGCATCAGCAGCTACAGCATTTATGTTAGATGAGTTGTTAGCAACTGATGTTATATTAGATGCAATACCAGCTACAGTTGTAACCTCTGTTGCTTTTGGTACTAATCTGTGAAATGCGTATGTATGTAGTGTAGATGTAGTCTCTACGATTACTCCAAAGCCTGCTGTAAGAACTGTAGATCCACAGCCTGTGATAGTAACAGTGTTACCAGTTCCAGCACCGTTTGCAATAGTAACTGTACCTGTACTTGGTGTACGTGTACTGCCTATAGCCTTGATAGATACAAGAGTACCAGATCCGTTGTTTACGTCAGGGTTAGCTGTAGGAAAAGATGTTTCGTCAGCAATAGGTACAAAACCACCTACATCATCAACTAAGTCAATAATTCTGTCGTTGATAGCTGCGGTTGTAGCAATAGTTGTATCGTTGTCTGGAAATGTATCACCATCTTTAATAGTGTCTCCAGTACTAATGTTAAAGTATCTAGCGTCAGCTTCTGTTTCTGTAAAATATCTACCATCAAGAGCACCGTTAGTTAGCTCAGTTTCAGTAAAGTATCTATTATCTAACTGACCAGCATTTAGCTCAGTTTCTGTAAAATATCTATTATCTAGTTGCCCTGCATCTAACTCAGTCTCAGTATAGTATCTAGAGTCTAATGCACCACCAGCTAACTTAGCATCTGTTACTGACCCATCAGCTAGTTTAGCTGTAGTTATCTGTGCGTCTGCTATATGTGCAGTGTCAATACTGCCATCTACATAATGCTCAGAGTTAATAGAATCATCTGCTATATTGTCTCCGTCTACTGCATCGTTAGCTAATTTAACATGTGTTACATTTGCATCTACGATGTTAGCTGTAACCACTGCATTGTCTGCAAGTTTTGAGGCGGTAACTGCGTCCGCTGCAAGTTTAGCTGTAGTTACATTCTCGTTTGCAATATGTTGTGTATCTATACTGCCATCAACATAGTGTTCAGAATCTATACTGTCATCTGCTATTTTAGCACTAGTTATAGCGTCAGCTGCTATTTTAGCAGTTGTTACTGCACTATCTTTTACATTGGATGTTTCGATAGCCGCAGCATCTATATCATACGAGTGTATGAGATTAGGTATCTGCTCTTCTTGTGATCTATATAAAAGCTGGGTGTTATTATTGTTTAAGTCAGCTGCCTTAACCGATGACCCTGCTGTATATGTAGCCTTAGCTGTATCTACATTAGTGTCACGATATATGCGTATGTTAGCTGGACTGGATGGTATATTACCTGATGTAAAGACTACGTTACCGCCACCTGTAGTAGTGTAGCTAGTAATATTGTAGTGTGTACTTGTTGTCTTAAGTACACCGTCTACACGAACTTTAACATCAGATTCTTGTAATGAAGGAAAGGTAAACTGCTTAGTCGCATTACCATCCCCAGTGTATTCTACGAATGTTGTTGCCATTTATTTAGGTATGTTGAGGATGTTTGCTGTGTTTCTTCTTTTCTGTCTTTGTGCAATATCCTTCTTACGTTGCTCTTTAATTAAGTCTTGAGCTTCTGGTAAGTTACGGACTTGTGCCCATGCAATTCTACGAGCTTTTCTAAACAGTCTATCTATAATAATATTATGATAGTAGTCTCTAGCATTATACTGTGCACGCTTGCCTGCACGTATATCAGCATACATCTGTTCAATAGATGCTAATATTCTTTTGTCCTTTGCTAGCTTGTCTAGTTCTAGTTCTAAGTTTTGATCTCCGATAGCTTTCTGAAACGCAGACCTAAGATAAGGTGAGTCAGTAAGATTAGTGCTATCTGGTGCATAGTATGTTGACAGTCTTAGATCATACCCACTGTCAAACAACATGTTTCTACCGGGGCTTTGGTCTAAGTTTAAAGATACAGGACTAACTGCATTGTACATTCTAGTCAAGAAGTCCCATGATTTTAGTGGCTTACCATTAAGTAAATCATACTTGATAGGTAGTTCTTGTACAGGAGTAAGTGCTGTTAGCTTTTCTGATAATAAGTTACGGTTACGTATAGACTGGTCAATACCAGACCCTAACTCACGCATATATGGGGTAAATAATTGACCTAGTTCTTTACGTATACCAGCCAGAGGTACAATATTGTTAGCTAATCCAGCTACAATATTACTAAATTGTCCGGGTCTACCACCAGCTAGGTCTACAAATGACTGAATACCAGCAAGATAAGATTTACTTGTAATAGCTTGTGCTATAACTAATGAAATCTTTTGTAGTTCTGATTCTGTCCACTCTTCACCCATCAGCTCGCTTGCATCACCTACGTCAGCGATTGTAGACATAATTAGGTTAAATGGTTCAAAGTTATCATAACCAACACGTACAGCACCTAGCTTTATAGTTCTTGGCTCCCACTTACCATCTAGCCACATCTGTCTCTTCTGTCTGTCAACTGGGCCGTTACCGTTAAGATCACCACGCATCCATGCCATAGCTGCCATAAATGTAACAGCAGAGCCTATCGCCAATCGGCCTGTTTGTAACGCCTGTGCGTTAGCTAGCTCTTCAGCTGTGGTAATACCATACTGACGTACACTGCCTAGATCTTTAGGATTAGCGAGTGCAATATCGTTAAACTCTTTGACTAAGAAGTTAAAACCGGGTGTATACTTACCTGTTAGTGCAAGACCGTTGACACCAGTTCTAGCAAACAAAAAGAATGGTTTGGCTAATGGTGTAGCAGTAAACACATCGTTTAGACCTTTTGCAAAGCCTGTAAGTTCCTGTGTAAGTGTAACTTCTTTACGTGCAAATGATAAAGCTTCATCTGTGATGTTACCAGCAGAATCATATAGCTGTGAGTAAAAATCATCTTCGTAAGCTTTCATTAGTTTACGAGTTATCTTTGGTGTAGATATGCCATTGTCCTGTAACTCCAAGACTCTACGCATAGCCTTCTCACGCATCTTTGCACGTCCAAGTATAAAACCAAACGCATCGTCAGTTGCCGCCATAATCTTAGTAGAGTATGTGAGCAAGTTACTATTGTTCATTTGACGTGCCATGTTGGCTACACGAAACGCTGCTGTTTCTCCGGGTGTGGCTCTACCACTATCCTCTGCCCAACGACGTAAGATCTCCCAGTTCTCGTCACCTCTAGTAAAGTCTACATAACGAGTCTTAATACTTGATATGTCGCCCTTCCAGTATGAGTTTAGCTTAGTTCTAAACAATTCAAACGACTCAGGTACAGCTTCTACCATAGCGTTTATAGATGCAAGACTAGATCTAAGTGTAGCTGTGTCACCGTTAAACGGATAACGTATAGCAGCACCTAATGCTGTAGATAGAGGTCTTAAGAATGTTGCAGCAGATGTACCCATGATTGCTCGGATTGGTGTTTTCGGGCCAGATAATATACTATGACTCATTACACCTTCTAGCTCACGTATCATAGCACCTGTACGATCTACACCACCTTCTGTTAGCTTACCACCTTTTATGATAGTACGAGCCCACTTGTCAAAGTCATCAAGTGAGTTGACATCTTTCATCATAGAGAAAGCCTCGAACACAGCCTGTAGTAACTCATCGTCACCATCTTTTGAGATCTTTAATACAGAAAGTACAGCCTCTCTGGTGTCAGCCATCTCTTGTGTCATTGCATCATCTATAGCTCTTTTACGTGCCTTACCAGCACCTAACGCTCTAAATGAGTCTGACTTTACAAATCTAGCTTTTTTAGTTTCATACAAAGCTGTAAGCATCGTGTCAACTATCTGTTTAGCTGGGCCATCTATATCATTAAGATTGACTATATCCATTATCTCTCTACCAGCTATACCTGTATCTCGTAACTGTCTTAACAGCGTACCAGACACTAGGTCAGCAATAACAACATTCTTCGATGTCCATACTTCGACACCATCAATAACATCGTTAGTTTCGTACAACTCTTTAAGATACTCTGCTGGTGACATATCAACAGCATTTCTACCCTGTGTTATACGCTGATGTCCTTCTACAGCTTCTCTAAATGTAGCTGCTAGAGCTCGCCTGTCGCCTTTTGCAGCTGCCAAGTCTTTTGCAAACTTTTCACTGCTAACAAGTCCTTTGTATATACGTTCAACAGTTGCATCATCTGTACCACCTTTGAGTGCTATACGCTCACGTTCTACTGGTGTAGTAACAGAGCCTGTAGATCCTTCTTCAGAACCCCACTCGTTACGTGTACGTGATAACTGTTGACGAGCTACATCTGGTTCAACCTGTGATGTGTGTGCCCCTTGGTGTGGCTCTGCTACAGGAGCGTTTTTATCTGCTCTAAACTGTACTTCGCCCTCTCGTAGCTGTGCTATACCAGCTTCAACTGTTTGATCTTTTACACTTTTATTTCTAGCAGCTATCTGCTCAAGCACTGGTTGACTGCCTTTCTTAAGACCATAAGCTAGTCCATCAAAAAATAGACCTATGCCCATACCTTCTACGATGTTTTTTATCTTCATCATAACAGGATGGTCTGTGTCTTTAGTAGCTAGTGGTGTGTCAAACCAGCCATATCTTTCACGCAATGCACCCATAGCGTTCATCTCGTCTGACTCTTTAGATACAAGGTCAGACACAGCACCTACAGCTGCACCTCTTGCAAGGCTACTGCTAGCTACACCGGCTAGGCCAGCTGGTATTGTAACCAGACCTGTAGCTGCCGCTGCCTTAGCTGCTGCAACTGTACCGAGTGCAAGTGTACCAAAGTGTACTAATCCACGTAGCTGTTTACCCCACCATGTTTTGGTTTCGATAGGGTTATCGTAAGAGTTAAAAGGAGTCCACTCTGGTTTGTAGAATCCTTTTTCTTCTTTCTCTCTTTGCATTTCACCTGATAACGCATCTACTGTACGCTCAGGAAATGTTGCAATCGAAGACGCAGTATCTTGTATACCACCAGATAGAATAGACTGCCCTTCTTTTATAAAAGCTTTAGCACCCCATGAATCGGCGTTACGAGGGTCGACTTGTTCATCAACCCTCTGCTTTTGCTCCGCTGTTTTTTCTGCTTCTACAGCTTGTTCTGCTTGCTCTTTCTTTTCATACTCATCTATAAACTCACCATATTTTTCTACAGCAGCCTTAGAAGCTTCAATATCTAAAGAGTAAGCATCACCGTAATTTGATTCTTCTATCATCGTTTAGTCCGTTTTCGTCTTCCTTGTGTTTTTTGTAATGGTTCTGTTTCTATGCGTTCTTTTTCTACAATCTCATCTATCTCTTGTCTCTTAGGTACACCAGTAACAATTCTGTAACCAGCCTTGATTAAGTTATCAGCGCCATACTTTTCAAGATCTGTTACAAATACTTTTGCAACTTGACGTTGTAGTTTGTCAAAGTTAGTCATTTCATAACCTTCTAATAAAGGAAATACTTTTTTGATAGCTTGCATTTCATCATATGTAAATCCTGTAGCTTCTACCCAAGCTGCATCACTATTTACAACAGTAAGTCCAGCCATAGCTCTCTTACGTCTAGTAATATTGTTCTGCGCCTTTAACATACGCATAGCTGTCTGTAGGTTTTCTGATATCTTTTCATCATCTTTAACGCCTAGCTGTTGTAGTAAGTCCAACGCTTCAAAACCACCAAAACCATAGTAGCCTATATTAGTAGCATCAAGATTATAAACAGCATTTTCTAGTTCTGCCTTAGTCATCTCTTGTAAAGATTTAACCTTTGGTAATCTAGATAATTGTCTAGATGTTTTACCTTTACGCATAGCTACCAACTTAGGTGACTCTATACTATCAAATGTATTGTTAGGGCCAGCTTTCATAGCTTTAGCTGCGGCAGTAAATGTTGGTAGTGATTCTGCACTGATTTGTAAGAACTTACCCTCAGTAGGTTTGTTAAGTAAAGCTATTCTATCATCATCTGTGTAGAACTCCATAGTCTCATCCCACTTAGCAATCTTGGCAGACTCGTCAGTTGTTAAATAGTTTACAGCTCTAGATCTATACAAAAACTTTTGTAAGCTAGTCATTGGTACTTTTTTACCATTGACCATTTTAAACATAGGTACGTCATCATAGAAACTAATAATATCTGTATTCAGTGTACCACCACTGTCTCTCCAACCTTTTGCTCTTTCAAAGTTGTTTTTCTCGGCTAGGTTTGTAACTTCTGTTGCATCTTTCAGCCCCTCATCATCTATGTACGATTGTACAAACTCTTTCTTAGCGTTTAATAATGGTATACTTACACTACCGCCTATACTCAAAGGTGCATCATAGACATTGTTATCTAAATTAGTTTTAACTGTATTATAAACACTCGATAGATGTTCGGTAATAGTGTATTCTTCATTATCATTCGGGCCTAAAGTTGATAATTTTCTCTCTAAGATTGGTAATGATTTAAGAAACTCCCTATCAAAGTCAGCTTTCATGCGTCTAAAGATCTGATTGTCTGCACCAATTAAGTTATTTCCTTTTCCTTTATCACCAAATAAATGCTGTTTAACTGCACTTTTTATATCATTGTCATGAAACTCATTTATTACATCTTGATATTTAGCTTTTTGATTAACCTGTACATCATTCTTACCTGTATCAGCCTTAGCTAAAAACTTATTTAAAGCATCGGTAAGTTTTGGTTGACCATCTATTGTTACATCATATAATAGTGTACCATCACCGTCAACTTGGTTACGAGCATAAGAAATCCATTTAGCTTGTAAAATAACCATATTTGACTCATCAAGAAACTCTGCTAATTTTACAGGATTGTTTCTTAATCTTGCTATTTCATCGTATATATTTTCTTTATCCCATGAAGTTCTTAGATTAGCCTTACGCTGGTCTAACTCGTTTGCAGCCTCAGTCTGTACAGCAGATAAAGCACCTGTAATACGTCTTTCAAATCTGTCTTTTAGTTGTTTAGATATAAACTTATCAGGAACATTTATTAAACCATTAAAAACTTCTGTTTTTCCATTACGAGTTATTTCAATAGGAGCTTCGTCAAGTAAATTAGCTAAGTTAGCGGGAGAAATTAGTGTACCTTCTCCTCCAGCAAATGCGTCTTTTTGTATGTCAGATACAATCTGATCTTCTAAATACTGCATGGCTAGTGGGTAAGACCCCGGTTGATTCTTAAACTCTGTTGCTCTAATGTCATCAAGTATACCACCTTTTTTAAATAATGCGTTAGCATCATTAGTTATGACAGCTTCTCGTATATCAGAGTTTCGTTGAGCTGTTCTAAAATTCTTTAGAGCTACTTCTTGCCCGTAAGCCCACTTTTCTCGTATACTATCTCTAGCTTCAAAAATCTTAGGTGTTATCTTTTTTACATATCTTTTAAAAATACGATCATTTGTAATGTCAATATCATTTTCTAAAGCTTCATATAAAGCTGCACCATATAAGTTTTTTACAATTTTATTATCTATCTCAGCATAAGCCTCGCCTGTAGTACTAATCCCATCTAATCCTATTTCAGATGATTTACGAGATGCTATAGGTTTAAAGTGATCTCCTATGCTGTTAGCCACTTTTCTAATGTTAGCACCATCTATATCTGTATGAATTAGATTAAGTTCAGCTAACTCTGTATCTTTTTTTGCATCACCTGTTAGAGTTTCAGCTTCGTCTCGTAATTCACGGCCAGCCTCTTGTCTTTCTATTTCAAGTTTTGATTCACTAGCATTAAACTGGTCAACGGCATCAACTCTTGCTTTATCAGCAAAACCAAGACCTAATTCAAATGCGTCGTTTTCTTTATCTACTGCATCAGATACTTTTTTAAATTGAGCTGCTGCTGAAAACACTCCGGCAACTTGCTTCATAGTATTAAGAAAACTACCTTGATCTTTTATCTTTTCATAGTTTTTAACACTTTCAAAAAATGCCCTAGTGTTGGGCATATCAATAGTTTCTTGATTCTTAATTATAGCATCTGTAAGATCAGCTTCTTCAGATCCATAGTTAGATTTAGAGGAGCTCGTAAACGCATCACGAGCCACTCCAAGCTGTCTATTAAACTCCGACATTTACTACCTCCATGTCAACGTCTATTTTACTGTAGTCAACAGTTAGATAGTTTTGATCTATACCTACAGCCATAGGATTCTTTTGTACAACATCTTGAGCCATAGCTCCACGGAATCGTACATTACCGCCTTTATAATTAAATTCGTATATATTGTAGCCCTGTGGTGATACACCAACTTGTTCTACATTTTCTTTTAGTTTTATATCACTACTAAATACACCTAAAGTTTTCAGACTACCTGCAATACTTAGTCCACTCTGAGCAAGTGATAAAGCACCTCCAAGTCTGTTTGTTGGTGGCAGCATTACTGGTGGTGGTGGCTGTGCGGGTAATCCTAGCTTCTCTCTAGCTCTAGCTTGGAAACTTCTAAAACTACGCATAGCTTGACTCTGCTTCTGTGCAGCTTGTCTGCCAGCTACAGTTGTTACTACACCTTCAATGCCTGCTTTTGTTTGTAAATATTTAGTTAGTGCAGATCTTCCAAATGATTTGGCTCTACCACCTTCGTTTGCTTTTCTACTACGTAAATATGCAGCATAAGCTTTTTGTTGAGCTAACCTACCAGCACCTGTCTGGTATAGTATATTCTGTCTGATGTCGCTTTGGTCACGACTCAAGCCTATAACTGATCTGTCTAAGTTACGTGCAAACTGTGTTTCTCTATTCCAAAATGATAACGCTCTTTGTCTATGTATAGCGTCTTGTTTTTTAGCTTCGGCTCTGGCTTGTGCCCTAGCTCCAGCGTTAGCGTCTACGCACACGGCAAAATTCAATAAATGTTACATTGTTTGGCCCATGGTTTAACTTACGTAAAAACTTAAAGCCTAGAAACTTGAGCAATCTAAGATGTGCTGTGTTTCTAACGTCAACTATATTCCAAAGAAGTGGCTCAGTACGGCTATCGACATACCGTTTGGCCTCTCTTGCGAATGTAATTGGGTATCGGTGAATCTCTGGAGTGCAAAGCATCCATATGTCACCTTCATCTCCTACTCCGGCCATGCCAGCAGTCTTGCCGTCAGGCACTGTGAAATACACGTAGGATGGGTTCTGAGACATCAGAAAGGGTAAGGCGGTAGGATCTATCCCATGGCCTTCTTTGACCTCTCTGTGGTCATCTGGACGGAGATTAGAGGCCACTTCCTGAGCAGCCTCCAATGTGATTGGGTGTATATAATTAGACACGTTGATAAAATTTGGGTGAATAGTCGCCTTCCCAAGACAGCGCAAGTAGCGTAGCTGGGGCAGGGTGTGAAGATTTGAGCTTTATATCTACGTTTGTGTTACGTTCGTAGACTGGGATAGTTTTGATAAACTCTTCGAGATATGGTGCATCAGATGCCTCGTACTCGTCCAGTTCTGTTGATTCGTATACTTCTGTGTAGTCTGGTTTACCGACTCGTTCAAGTGTTGTTTCATAAAGTCCAATCTTTCCAAAGTGTAATTTAATTCTATGTAAAATTAACGATGAGTTGACATCAGCAGCTACTTTATCCCCTGTACCTTTTGTAGGATAGAAGGTAGGAAAAGTAACTTCGTAGTCATAGATGTAACCTATTGTAAGAGTTACACCCGACCAGTTACCGGGTAAAGTAAAACTTGTACCTGATACTGTAGGTTTTGCATACCGACCAACACGAGTTGATGCGGAGTTTGTGTCAATCACTACTAGCTCATAGTTAGGCGAAGTAACTGTATTTAACCAGCCCACACCACTGAAGGTTGTGGTGTTTGTAGTTGAGTTAAAGCTGCCACCGCTAACAGTAGTATGATTATCCACATGAAGTAAGAAGTCGACATTGTCTTGTACTATAGAAGGGTCTGAATCAGCCTGCACTAATTTTATACTTTGTAGATAATAGTCAGAATCTAAAAAGAAATACTCATCATTGATAATAAAATGATATACCAATGGGTTGTTAAGCTTCCATCTAAACCATGCAGCCTGCTGTCGTTTGTTGGCTATCTGTAAATACTTATAACCAAAGACTATATCTGAGTTTGTTTTACCCATCAATACTATAGAGTTTTCTCTAGAGTTAGTAATGAGGTCTATATCTTTTGGTAGTAGAGTAGGTACAATCTTACTTACTTCTACAACGTTTGGTTCTCCCTCTCTCTGCACGTTTGCCATTTCATTGAAGCGACTAAACTTACCAGAGTTATCTATATAGGCAACAGTTGTGCCCAGAGATATAGGAGGTATTGTTTCGTTATAATTAAATGTAGCTACACTACGCAGTTTAGCTGTATCTGGATTCAAAACTGTATCATCAGATGCTAATAAGAACTGTTGGTTTGTACTAAACACAAGCAAACCTGTGTTGATTTCGATACCATCGAATAGTTCTGAAGGAAACATAGATGCGGCAGATATATCAATTGGGTCACTTGCTGATGTTGTAAGTGCTGACTCTACAAAAAAGTCAGGTGTACCAAGGGTTCCCGGTCGTGAGGTTACAACATTCTCACCTGACAGCAATGCTAATCTGTTACGGAAAAACAATACTTTATTTATTCTACCAATAAAAGTATTACTATTTGATTTCGGTAATCCATCACTGGTCTTTATAAAAGAAGGCAACGGGTTAGTCAAGTCATCACCAACTCGCCTATCTTGATACGTAAACTGCTTGACAGTAAATGTATCTACAGCCGTACGTTGAATAACAAGTGGCATGTTAGTTAGGGTTTTAGCTATGCCGGGTTTTGCACACTCAGACCAAGATCCAGAGCCATCTTGATTATTCTCTCCGTCAAAGCGTACATAGTAGTCGTCTTCATCTGCCATTCGAGAGTTAGAAATCTTAACTATATAACCATGCTTACACTGGTTTGGTAAGTTTGTTACATCGTTAACAGAACTTTGCATGACACGCATAAGATCTTCTTCTACAACCTCTACGTTAAATGGGTTAGCACTGGATAGATACATACCAGAACCAATAATCTTAGCACTGATACCTGATATAGCGTCAATCTCTTCTTTTAAACTACCTAAGATAGCGTCAGCAGTCACAGCAGTCTGTGCATCAAATGGTGTAGGAGCTGGCCTAATTAGACCTAAGTTAGCCTGTACAGTTGTTCTTTCGTGATCTACAACTTTGATGGTATATGTAGCAGCAGCATCTGGTGTACCATTACCGTTAGTATCTGCACCACCAGCAGCTGAAGTAAGTGTAGCTGTAACTGTGTCATTTGTAACATAGCCTTCACCACCATGTAGTAGTACAGCTTCTCTATTGTAGCTACATCTATAGTCCTGTCCACCCGCACCATTTTGGGTAGCACCATAGTTAGGACTTACACCTTGTTGACCTAAAACGTTAAGTCTAAATATTAAGTTTGTTTTACTGCCAGAGTCTATACTAAATACCTGTGTACCTATACCGGGACAATGGCCTGTACCATCAGACTCGTCAAGGTTATCACTTTGTATTTCGATACGTGTAGCACGATCGAGAGTTTGTGTATTAGTATTGTTTGATATGTTTAGACCATACTGCCTGCCATTTTCTGTACGTAGTAGTTCTATAAAAGCAAAGTGAGCATCTGGTGTAGCATCTGTAGTTCCAGTATGACCTACAGCGGTATTAGTATTATATTCATCACGATTAGTAACAAAGGTGGTATCGTTGATGGTAAGTGTCTGTAAGTTTTCATGTGCACCTTTTTTAATATAAGTTAAGGCAGTGCCTGCTGATATAGTGCCGCTTGCAGAGTCAACTAATGTAAATGTATTAGCACCTGTTTTAGTTATTGAGTATGTACCATCTGTAGCTCCACCAGTAAAATCAGCTATTACAATATCACCTGTGCTTAAGTTATGATTACTAGATGTGACTGTCACTGTTGTACCTGATCTACCATATGTAGCACTTCTATCAGTTTTTAAATAGTTTTGTATAGCCGTCTGCCCACCTGTGCCATAAACTGTAGTCATTAACTGTCCGTCCTTACAACGCCAGACTCTGACTTGACCATCAGATGCTATCTGTCCAATATAAGATCCTTCTGTTTCGTCACGAAAGTAATGAAACCACGAACCTCCACTCTGCACACTGGATAGAGCATCGGTTCCTATTCTTTTAGCACCCGGCCTTTTGAAAAGACCTTTAGTTACATCTGGTATAGCGTTTATGGAATCTGAAACCTGACCGGGAAATTTCAAGTTATCAGGCTGCTCTGATATACCCAATGAGTATTGTGGAATGGTTTGTGTTACGCCTGCCATTATCTCCTTAGATTTCTAAATGGTTGATATGTTTGGTATGATGTACCTTCTGGGAATCCCATCATGCTGTAGTCAGCTTGGTTGCACTCATACTCTTGTAGTGCAGCTCTTGCCTGCTGCTCCTGTACTCCTAATAATCTTACCAACCCTGCGTTAGCAACGAGTTGTGTAGCTGCAATTCTACATGCTCTGTATATTATATATCTTCTAAATACAATAGGTAGATCTTCAAAGACATACAGCCTGACAATATCAAGATCTACGTCACCGTCAAACTCGTCTGTGTGTGTAGACTTGTCATACAAAAATCCATTACGACGTACGAGGTCACTAGGTCTACGAGCTTGGTTGTCGTGTAAGTCCATAGAAAGTATGTCAGCACCTATTGCAATCTTCTTGTTTGCATCAGGTGTAAACTTTACATGCTGCTCTGAGTTGAAATGCCAGCCTTCTGACTGTGTATCAACATTAGCATCACGTAGTAAATTAAATATAAATGATACCTCTGGGTTGTCAAAATTGAGAGTTGTGAGAGGTGCTTGTCCGATAGCTCCCAGTATAGAGTTCACTGCGGATAGTTCGGTATCGGTGTCAATAGTTGTGGTAGCCATAAGAAAAAGGGGAGCCGAAGCCCCCGTATAAAAATAAAAATTAAGCGTTAGCTGGGTATGTAGTACCAAACGCAGCAGGCTTAGTTGTTGTTCCAGCGAACAATTCAACACAAGCAGCAGGGTTTAGGAAGTCCGCTCCCATAGCTAGTCTTCCAAGAATTACGTCACCTTGGTATACAACAGAAACGTCACCTGAAGTTACCTGAACCTGTGGCCCGATAGCTTCTACAACAGCAGCAGCTTCTCTTTGGAAGATAAGTCCGCAACTCTGACCGAAGTCGTTTGAGTTTCCGTAGTTGTTATTGATACCAGTAACTGAAGATCTTGCGTCTTCTGTAGAAACTTCTACGAAGTCTCCTGTGTTACCGGGGTTAGGTACTGCTAAGTCACTACTTGCAGATGCACCTGAGTTAGGAGCATACTTTGTACCATATCTGTTGAAGAATGGGATGTTCATTGACTTGAAGATCTGGATGCCTGCAATTTCAATGATGCCTTGTCCACTCTGTAGAGCTGTACCTTGTACATCTCTGTTTACAAGACCGTTAGAACCTACAGCTTGTATAAGTTCGTAGTACTGTCTTGGGTTTAGAACAGCAACTCTGCCTTCAGTTCCAACACCCTTCTCGTCTAGTGCAGCAGCTGCATCATAGAAAGCTGAGATTAGGTGTGTTGAGTTGTAAGCATCGTCTGCGTCTGATCCAGCACCAACTTGGATCTGTGTTCCACCGGGCTCTACGAAGTTTGTCATAGAAACAGGAGAAGCCTGTCTAGCACCTTTCGCAATAGCACGGAAGATAAGTCTGTCATACTTCTCTGCGAGAGCATAACCGATCTTGTTTGAGATTTCACCACGTAGGTCGTAGTGTGCTAGTGTCTCGTCTAGCTCATAAACAAAAGCTGAACTAATTAATAGGTCATCTATTGTCACAGTTTTTTCTGCAACTGGTGGAGCCTTCTGGTCGTTACCTAAGATGCTCTGGCCGGGTGTATGATACTCGGCTGTTGTTCTACCAGTGTAGATGAACTGCATTGACTTACCAGAAGTTAATGTTCTCTTCTGTACTAAGTCTCTTGCAATGGTGTTTCTCTGGAAGCCTTTAAACATCTCTCCTGAGAAGAGTTTAAGATAAAGGGCTCTAGGATCATTACCACCATTAAGTGCACCCGGCCTTGTTAGCTGGGTTGGGTTTACGTTCGACTGATGGTCGAAACTTCCGGGGTATGCCATTTCTAATTAAGAATGTATAGTTTGTACGTTCTTCAGATCTGAAAATTTTTTGGCCATATTTTGTGGTCTATCCCACCGTCTAGACGGATCAAGGTATCCAGCGTACTGGGCTCTCTCCAATAGAGATGGGAGGACTTGAACCTCCCTGTACGGCCTTAACCGATTACTCTTGTGTACTTGATGCCACGATATACGTAAGTTACAGTCATTGTAATCTCCCATATACCAAGCCCCGTTCCATGCTTGGGTGTCATGCGTCCAATAAAGGATGAACGGACGTTAGATTAGCCTATAACTGGTGCAGTTAAGGCAACGGATGTAGACTCAGCTGATGCTAAGTCAAGTGGAAAGTTGTGTGCGTTACGCTCGTGCATAACTTCAAAGCCTAAGTTAGCTCTGTTTACAACGTCAGCCCAAGTTGGAACGATTTTACCGTTTGAGTCAACGATGGACTGATTAAAGTTAAAACCATTAAGGTTGAAAGCCATGGTGCAGATACCCATTGAGGTGAGCCATATGCCAACCACGGGCCAAGTAGCCAAAAAGAAATGTAAGCTACGAGAATTGTTAAAAGAAGCATATTGGAAAATTAATCTACCGAAGTAGCCATGAGCTGCAACGATGTTATATGTTTCCTCATCTTGTCCAAACTTATAACCATAGTTCTGTGATACCTCTTCTGTTGTTTCCGCAATGATAGAGGAAGTAACGAGACTTCCGTGCATAGCAGAGAAAAGAGATCCACCGAATACCCCAGCAACACCGAGCATGTGGAACGGG